AGGTTGACGACCTCGGGACTCCAGGGGTTCGTCGACACCGGGGGACTCACCCCAGGATCCCGATCCTGCGCGCCGTGGTGACGAATCTGGGGGCGATCGGGCGGGTGGGCGGGTCGTCGCAGGGGTGGGCAAAACTAGTTTTGGCCCCGTCACGTCCCCGGGACACCCTACGCCGTGGACAACGGACGGCGCCGCGTGGACAACGGCGCCTCGGAGCCCCGCTGATTACGCGGGTTTTTGCGCGGGTACCATACCTCTCAAGGCTGAAACACGGGTTCGAATCCCGTTGGGGCCACCAACAAAACCAGGTAGTTACCACCACCACCCGCCCCACCCCGTGGACAACGGCGCCCGTTCCGTGGACAATAGGGACACCCGTGGACAACGGGGATCCAGGACAAGGGGGACGCTGATGGCCACCAGGACGATCAAGACGAAGACGGACAACAAGCTCGGCTACGTGGACCGCGGGATCACCCGGATCCACCTGCCGGTCAGCGGCGAGTTCAAGCTGCGCGTGCGCGTGGGCGGACGCGACAAGCGGTTGACGAAGCTGGTCGACAACGACCTCGTCGAAGCGGTGCGCGTCCGCGATCTGTTCGAGCGCCAGCTTGCCGGTCAGGTGATCGAGACGGAGGGGACGGGACGCCTGGACGCGCGCCCCGAGGCGACGGTCCTGGACGGGTTCCGGCAGCGGATCCTCGATCTGGAGGCCCACAAGAAAGAGGCGGGCGTCCCCGATCGGATCGTGAAGTTCCTGGCGCGCTGCGCCCCCGAGATCGGCCGGGGCGCGCTGGCGGACGTCGACGATGAGACGATCCGCGCCTACCGCGAGTCGCGCGAGGAGGCCCACGACGCCGTCAACGAAGCGGGCCAGCCCATCCATGTGGACGCGTGCAAGCCCGGGACGGTCGGGCGCGAGCTGCGCGAGTGGCGCGCGATGATGAAGCGCGTCCGCCCGGACTTCCGGATGGACGCGGCGCTGTTCCCCGAGGAAGACAATCTCCGCGTCCGGCAGCTCGCCCCCGCGGAGTACCACCAGGTCTTCCCGGCGCTCGAGCGGGAGTGGGGGCCGATCCTGCGCGACCTGTCCGAGCTGGTGTGCCTGGGCGTGATGCGGTTGACCGAGGGCGCGACGATCAAGCGCGAGTACATCGACCGGACGACGCGGACGGCCAAGCTGCCCAAGACCAAGGCCGTCCGCCGCGGTCCCCGGACGCGCCTGGTCAACTTCTCCGCGGATGCCTGGGCGATCGTCGAGCGCGCGCTGGCGCGCGAGCCCCAGCACGAGTACCTGTTCGCCAATCCGCGCAACGGGCGTCCCTACAGCCGCGTGCACATCTCGCGCTGCTGGCGCGGGGTCGCGCGGATGTGCGGCCTGCAGGACTTCCACTTTCACGATCTGCGCCACCACGCCCCGACGACCGCGATTAACAACGGCGCCAACGAGGCCACCTTGATGGCGATGGGGGACTGGCGGTCCCCCGCGATGGTGAAGCGGTACGCCCAGGTCCAGCCGTCGACCGTCATGAAGTACCTCGATGCGGCCAAGCCCGCGGCCCCGGCCGCGTCCCCGCTGCGCGCGCTGCGCGGCGGCAAGTCCGCCCGCACCGCCTAACGCTTCGCGCCCACCCGGGGACCCATCGCGGTCCCCGGGATCCGGGGCTCCTCCGGTTTCGGCCGCTTGATGTGTCCCTGCATCCGTTCCCACAGATCGCCCGCCCGGTAGTATTCGTCCCAGAGCTGCGGCGTGGGATGGGCATCCAGCTCGCGCTGGAGCTCCAGGAGCCGATGGGCCAGCGTCCGCGACGTCATCGCGGGGACCGACATAAACCCCGCCATCAGCGCGACCCGTGGCCGTCCAGGCTCTGCTGGATCCGCGTGAGGACTTGACGCGTCTCACTGGGCGCGTCCTGGATGAAGATCGGCAGACACCGCCCCAGCTCGCCGCGGATCTTCGCGCGCACCGAGAGCGCGATATCGGGCTCGCGCGTCAGGGTGTCGGCAATGAGCGCCAGGACCGGGCGCGACCACTTGGCGTGATGCGTCCCCAACGCCTCGCCCACGTTGGGCTGGGAGCGGTGGATGCGCGCGGCGATCGTCGTCCGCGTCATCCGGGGATAGTCCGCGATCGTGTCGACGCAGAGGACCCGCAGGCCGTCGTAGGCCATCCGCGCCTCGGGCGTGGTTTTCTTGGCGGGCATCAGCCGACGCCCTCCCGCCCTCCGCTTGACCGTGCTTTTGACTGCCACTGCGATTGACCTCGACCCGGGATCACCGGGACGCGGGTGTCAGATAACCCCCGCCCCTCCCGATCCGTCAAGGTGACGAAATTCTTAGGGACATCAGCATCGGGGGATGGAGAACTACGGGTGATCCGCATCACCCGATGGCCTTCATCACCCGATGGTGCTAACGCAGAGGAGGTGGTCGGCTGGGTGGGACCGGGCCTACAATCGCGCCCATGTCGCGACATGGGTGTGTCGGTGGACCATACACCATCCTTCAGGAAAACTTAAGGAAGATATTGGGCCCCGGACGGGATCGGGCCCGGTCTATATAGGGGATTCCGCTCGGGACGCGGGTCGGACATCGGGGGGATCTCTCGATGGATCGAATGGGAGCCGACGTGCTGCGCGCGTTATTCGGACAGGTGGAGCGCAAGCAATGACGTGCCGGGACTGCGGGGCGACGGCGCCCCCGGGCGCCGAGGATGATGACACCGACCTGATGCCCGGCGTGTGTCCGACCTGTTTCGACAAGCGCGTGGCGCCGTGCTTCGATCCGCGTCGGTCCCCCTCGCTGGACAAGCTGATCGCGAATCTGATCGCGGTCGGATGTCACCCGGAGCGGATCACCAAGCACGCGGTCGCGTTGCGCGGCCTGCACGAGCGCCGGAATTGAAAACGTCCCCGCACGCCTACATCCGCGCGCGGCGCTGTCCCGACTGCGGCGCCCCGATGGCGGAGCGGACCCGGTTCGATCCGCGCGCCCGTCGTCGGATGATGGCAGTCCAGGTCGCCATGAATCGGATGTACGCCAACAACAGCCTGCCGCTCTATGTCTGTCCCCCGTGCGAGATGAACTGGGATCGCGAGTTCTGGCACTGGGAGTGAGCGCGATGGCGTCCCCACAATCCCGGTCTAGCGCGGCCGCGCGAAAAGCTGATCCTGACGGCCTGGCCGGGATTCCCTTTCAGGTGCCCCAACAGGAGGGGACAAAGTGCGACAGTCTCTCGCGGTGCATGTGACGCTCTCCGATTCGGATCTGAAGAAGCTCGGCAAAGGCGCGGGCCTCTCCGTCCAGTTACCCGATGGCAACAGCTTGGTCGTCTCGGTGGAGCGCAACGGACGGGTCTGGCACTGCAAGTGCGGGGAGGAGTTCTCCAGCGCGCAAGGCCTCAACGGCCACGTCAACGTCAAGCGTCGCGTGGATGGGAAGGCGAAACATGGCGCGGCAGTGTGATAACTGCGGCGGGACCTACTATCGCTGCAATACCTATCGCGGCTGGCCGACGCAGGCCCCGGGCCATCGCGAAGGGTGGGTGAAGCGCGAAATCCACATCTGCCACTACTGTCAGCCCGCGACCTTGACGCGTCGCAGCTTCATCGCGGCGGAGTCGCGGATGCTCACGGTGCGCGAGGCGAACAAGCTCCGCAAGCAGCTCGCGCCCAAGCCCAGAACGCGTCAGGCGACCGGGTAACCTCCCGGGTGAGCTGGCCCACCCGCGCGATCCTGGCGCTCCTGATCTGGACGCTGGCGATCGCGTGGGTGTGCTGGCACTACCAGAGCTGTCCGTAGGGTCTTTTGACATCACCCCGCAGAAAATCTTAAGGTACCCCCCAGGTCGCGAACGGACGAGGCGGACTGGACGCCGGGGCGGTCACCCCGACGCCCAGCCCTAACCACCTACCACCCTGTACAGGAGGGTTTCGATGGCTGATCTCAGCATAAGTCGCCGCAGCATGTTGACCAACGTTGTGAAGGGCGCCGTCGCAGGCGCGGCCGGGCTCGGTGTCGTGGGCCTGCCGCTCGAGGCGAAGGTCACGCGGACGTCGTCCGGGTTGTGGCTCCCGCGCCTGGGGCTGTCGGTCGCGGGCGCCCAGGACGTGGACGGTGTCCCGAGCTACATCCTGCCGCCGATCACGGTCTACGCCGGGTCGGGCGGCGTGCTCGAAGGTGGTGACATCGGCACGGGCTTTAACCTCAACTACAACTCGTACACGAACGGGTACGGCGGTCGGATCTACCAGGCGGTCCTGCGGCAGCGCGCGCTCGCGGCGCTCCAGGCCGAGCAGCAGCGCCAGCGCGACGAGATCGCCGCGCGCTGGACCGCGCTCTACGACGCGTGGCTCCTCCAGTTCGGGCCGGATGCCTCGCGGCTCGCGACGGAGCTGGAGTGGCGCGGGCTCAATTCGACGCAGGTGATCGCGACGATCGGCGTCCTGGAAGCCGCGGCTGGCGCGATCGAGGCGGGCGCGTATCTGATGACCAACAAGGGGACGTGGAGCTTCATCGGGGAGGGTATGCGCGGGGGCGGGCTGATTGCCACGATCGCCGGGTTGAGCGTCGGGTTCTACGTCGTGTTGTCAGGTGTCGCGGCGCTCGCGGTCGGACTCGGGCTGATCTACATCGTCGTCCAGCGCATGAACACGGCCGAGGTCGGGACGAACTACGTCGGGCTGCGGCCGGTGGCGGTACCAGACGGGTCGGCCGATATCATCATCGACGCCCCATAGGGAGGACTCACCACCATGTGGGAAAACATCGGACTGCTGACCTTGGGTGTGGCGCTGATCGGGTATGCCGCGTGGGCGATTCCGTGGGGACTCCGGAGGATACGACGGGATCGTGAGGCGCGGTCGATGAAGTAGCCACCCCCGGCATCACCCGGGCGGGGGCGTGGTCGGCCCCCGCCCTTTTTTATTTCTACGGCGCTTGCGGGGGGATCTCCTGCCGACAGGTCGTCTCGTCGTCCGGGTTGCCGCAATACATGATCGGTGCGTTGATGGTGGTTTCGCGGTGGACCTGAAGATGGCAGCCCGTCAGGAGCAGGACTGAGGCGACCGCGTTGCCTGCGCCGCCGAGCCAATACGCGAACACGCTCGGCAGCGTCGTCCCTGGCGCGGCGGCGCAGAACACCAGCGGGATCATGCGCTCGGCGTCAGGGTCATCGACGTCCGGTTGCCGCTGGCGTCGACGGTCGCCGCCACGCGCGTGGCCGAGCCGTCCGGCGTCGAATAGGTCCCGGCGCTCGCCGACGAGCGTCCCGCCAGGACCGCCAGCGCGAGGCTCAGCACCTGCCCGAGCGTATAGTTCCCCGCCGTCTCGACGACCAGGGCCTTGATCGCCGCCGCGATTTCGGTGACGGAGCTGGCCGACAGTTGCGCCGAGCTGATCGCGTCGGTCGCGATGGCTGTGCTGTCAATCGCGCCCGCCGCGAAGGTCGCCGCATCGATGGCTCCGTTGGCGATGGCGGCCGCCGTCACGACATCGGCCCCCATCGCGCCGACGCTCGCGTCGATCCGGCCCGAGACGAGCGCGGTCGGGAGTCGCGTCTGGAGATTGTCCGTATCGGCTTGGAGGCTCGCGGTCTCGGTCTTGATATCGCTCACCAGCTTGCCAGTACTCCCGGCGATCGCATGGCCGCTGGTCGCCTCATCCCACACCGCGTCGGCAATCTCCGCGCCCGCGTCGGCGGCGAGCTGCGCCGCGCCGATGGCATCGGTGGCGATCTTCGCGGCGGTGATGGCGTTCGCGGCGATGGCCGTCGCCGTGATCGCGCTGGCCGCGAAGGTGTTGGCGTCGATGGTCCCGTCCGCGACCTTGGCCGCGGTGATGGCGTCGGTCGCGATGGCGGCGGCATTGATCGCGCCCGCCGCGAAGGTTGCCGCGTCAATCGCGCCGTCCGCAATCTTCGCCGCCGTGATGGCGTCGGCTTGGATCGCGCTCGCGGTGATCGCGTTGGCGGCGATGGCGCTCGCCGTGACGCTGAGCGCGCCCGCGCCAAAGTGCGAGTCCCAGATATTCGCCGTGACGACCATGCAATCGAGCCAGACCGGCAGCGCGCCCGTGAAGTTGACCGCCAGGCGCAGGACGCCGAGCGTGCCGGTGTCTGTCGTGTTGAGCACGCACGAGTAGTAGCCGTTCTCCTGGTGCGCGGGCGCGGTCGAGTCGCCCTTCTGCGCGTAGGCCGCGCCGTTCTTGCTGAGTCGGATCGAGGATTGGACCAGCGCGAGCCCGGTCTGCGCGGTGAAGCCGTCCGATGAGGAGACGAACGGGCCAATCGAGAGCGTCACGGCGGTCGACTGTTTGAGCCAGAGCATGCGGTTAGCTCCTCATTCGGCGCGCGTGCATCGCCTGGCGGACGATGGTCGCGGCGGTCGTTTCCTTGAGCGCCACCGACACCATCGACCAGGCGCGCGTATTGTCGACCAGGTCCCAATCGACGGTGTAGGCCCCGGGCGCTCCGGCGATTTTAAACGCCGCCGCGTATGCCTGGACGGTCGAGGCGATATCATCCGCGATCTTCGTGTAGCCCGATCCCACGCCCCATCCGTCCGCATAGCCGCCCGCGATGACGGCGCTTATTAGCAAGGCCCCGCTCGTCAGCGTCGTAATGCTGTCGAGCGGATCGGTTCCGGCCGCGCCGGTGGATTCTCCACCATCGACGTCCAGCGTGATGGCGTTCCCGGAAAACGCATCGCAACAGATGTTGTAATAGTTGCCGGACCCGACGTTCGTCGAAACGCGCAGGGTCAGCGTGCCGGAGCCCGACGCGACGGCGTACGCCAGGAACGGGACGCCATAGCCGCTCGCGTAGAACGCACCGGACGAGCCTTGCTTGACCGTGACCGCTCCAATCGTCGCGCCGGACTGCCGCGCGACGCTGATCGTCGGGAGGGAGGTCTGCCAGACGCCACCCTTGACGGTAATCAGGTCGCCCGCCGTGACGCTCAGCGGCAGGGTGATGTCGCACGTCGCCGCCCCGCTCGGCGTCGAGTTCGTCGCGCGTTGGCTCGCGCGTTCGGCTATTGCCATTCAATCGTCCCGGATGTCACGACGGCGCCCCCGGTGACGGTCATCACCCCGCGAATGCGACGACCGCCCCCGGGCGGATGCCGGACGACGCAGCCCATCGTCTCGTCGGGGATGCCATCGGGGCCGCTGGTGATCGGTCCGCCCGGCCGCGTGAAGCCGCCCATGCCCTGCCAGGGGCCGTTGCTGATTGAGATTTCGACCGTGAAGTCGAACAGCACCTCGGGATCGGTGTGCTGCCGGACATCGAAGGCAACGCTCGCCTCCGAGAGATTCCCGGCGACGTTGGCGGGGCCGAGGATCGTCGTCCCGGGACCGTAGCTCGCTTCGGGGATCGTCGCGGAGCCCTTCGCCATCAGCGCCGCCAGAGCCAGGTCAGATTGAGCCCGGTCGGCGACTTCGGCGTCGCCGAGCAACAGGTGCCGCCGCCGAAGTTTTCCACGGTCGTCGGAGCGATGCCGCTGATTCCGATCCATACCGGACCAGTCGGAAGCGTCGCCTGCGTGGTTTGCGAGATGCGGTACCACAGCCCATCCGTGTATTTCCAGTAGACCGTGAGCGTCGGCCCGGCGCTCACGCGGACGCCCCAACTCGTATTGTTCGGCAGGGTCGCGACGCCGAGATCGACGAGCGCGACTCGTTGGGTTAACGCGCCGACCGCATCGGCGCTCTGCACATCGATCTGCCAGGTCGGGCCGTAGTAGTTATAGGCGTAGAGCCGCCATTGATTGTTGTTGCCGGACTCCTTGCCCGCGAAAATCAGCAGCACGTCCGCCGTATTCGGCGGGGTCGGAAATTCCGCGTAGGCTTCGTGATAGCCGCCGAACGTCGCGGCGCTCCATAGCATCCGGCTGTAGCCCGATGGCGCGACGGCGCGCGAGCTTACGATGGTGAACGGCGGACTCAGGGCATTTGCCCAATTCGCGCCGAGGGCCCCGTTGGCGCGATTGAAGTTATCGAGGCAGCACGCGACAGACGGGAAGTCGCTGACGGTCGGGAAAGACAGCCCCGACACGACGTACTTGTAGGCCCCCATCCCCCACGTCGAGCCCCACGCGACGCCATCCTTATCGGTCGTGAAGCTCGACGCGAGCGGGACGCCCCCCTGCGTAATCGTGGTCGGCGACGAGGCGGTCAGGTGGAAATTGCCGCCCGCCGCGTTGGTGAACTGCGGGTTCGCGGCGGTCGTACAGCCGCTGTCGCAGCGGTTGTTGCTGATCGTCCCGCCATCGCTCGCGCTGATGGTGTTGTTGGTGCCGCCATAAATGATGTTGTTCTGGACGGTGGTGCCGCTCGAACCGCCGATCATTGCGATCGCCGGAAGGACTGTATCTATTCCTGGTCTTCCCGAATTTGTAATGTTGTAGATCGTGTTGTTTGCAATAAAGGTGTTCACTCCCGTATACACATGGATCGCGTCGCAGACTCCCCAGCAATCGTTCCCATTGGTACTACCCAGATCATGGACGACGTTGTTATAGATGAGCATCCCCGTCGCTTCAGCCGCCTCGATGGCTGAGAACCCAGTTCCCCAGACATCGTTCCCGCTGACATCTACCGTGGTGGGAAACCCGTTCGTGCTATGAGTACCGATCCCCTGACCGTTGTGTGCAACGGGAGAACAATTCGCGATGATGTTGCGGCGGATGGTGCCGCTCCCGTTGAAGTAGAGACAGTGGTTGCCGCCATGGATCGGAAAGTTCCCGGCCATATCGAAATTCCGAATAGTGCTATCGAGCACTTCGATATAGGTTGCCGGCCCACCAGGGGCCCCGGAGGGACCTGACTGGACGGGACCGATAAGACCTGTGCCACCATCAGCAGCAAACCCGTCGTGAACGTAGACATGTTGAAGGCGGATATGATGGGCCGAGGTAACGCCGCTCTGGCCGGTCCCCATCGCGAAGCCCATTTGACAATACGAGCCAGCATCAGCTTCAAAGCCCTGAAAGATGATGTAGTTGCGTGTGGCAAACCGCATGTACTCGACGACGGCATGACTACCATTCAGACTGCACTTCCCGGGAGCCGGACGGAGGACGGTCGAGCACGTCGGGATGGTATAGGAGCCTGCTGACGCGCCGACGTTGGTGCATGGCGTCTCGGCCCGGATGACAGTCGCACCAGGCCATGCCGCTTCACGTGCTTCCCCGCCCGGCCCACTCCCGCTCGGGATCGTGTCAGGTTCGATCGCCTCGTTGTAGATCCCGGCCCCGATGACGAGCGTGTCGCCGCCGGTCAGACACGTAATGCCGCCCGCGATGGTCGCGCGGCGATTCGATGACGTGACGGTATTGCAGGCCCGCGAATCGTTCCCGGTCGGCGCGGGACTGACGTAGTAGGTGTTGCCAGCGCGCGGCTCCGGCGCGCGGACCTCGATCCGGATGCAGGCCGCGACCGTCAGCACGAGCAGGATTAGAATGATCCGGTTTTTCATGGGTGCGCCGCTCCCGTGGCCGACGACGAGCACGCGCTTTCGGTGCCGGTCGCGTTGAGTGCCGTGACCATCACGGCGTAGTTCTGGCCGTTGAGAAGCTGCGGGATGCGATACGACGAGGCCGGGGCCGCGACGCTCGAGAATTGACTGCCGGGGCAGGGCGTACTCCCGCTCGCGCCCCAATAGACGCGGTAGCTCGTCAGATCGACCAACGTCGAGTTGTCGGTGTTCTGGGTCGGCGGCGTCCAGTTGGCCGTGATGCCAGCCGGGGACGCCGGGACCGTGAAGCCGCTACAGGTCTGGCCGACGCTAACGTTCGTGGCGGCGTCCACCGCGCGCACGCAGAACGATCCCGCCGTTGCCGCGCCGGTCGCGTGATAGGGCATCGTGAGCGTCAGGGCATTCGTGCCGACGCTGCCGCTCGAGCTCCCGGTTGTGTCGTTGAACGATGCCGTCCAGGTGTAGGTCGGGACGGCGGTGTTCGAGGGCGGGTCCAGCGAGATGGACCAGGACGTCGCGAACGTCGCGTTCGACGGATTGGCGGTCGGCGCGCCGAGACTGAGCCCGGTGGGCGCGGGGGGCGGGAGCGTGTCACCGCCGAGGGCGAAGCTCGCCGTGACGGCCTGCGCGCCGCTCATCGTGACGTTGCAGTTGTGGGCGGTCCCGGAGCAGGCGCCGGACCATCCGCTGAAGCTCGACCCGCCGCTCTCCGTCGCCGTCAGCGTCACGACGTTGCCCGAGGCGTAGCCGCTCGTACAGGTCGAGCCGCAGTTGATCGCGGGCGGGGCCGTGACGGTGCCGGTCCCGGTGCCCGTCTTCGTGACGGTCAGCGGATAGTTCGGGACGGGCGGATAGTAGGGCGGCCACCATTGGGTGACGACCCGCGGCGGACGTCCCTCCTCCAGCGTGACCGTCGCGCAGCCCGCGAGCAGCGCGAGCAGCGCGACGAGGACGAGCGGGCTAAGCCGGGTCAACGGACGTGATCTGGGCCGCGCCCACGGCGGTGGACAGCGCGCCGGTCCAGGCGGGCGTCGAGTCGTCTTCCTTGTAGACCGTGATCGCGGTCGGCGTCGTGCTCCATCGATTGCGGAGCAGCCGGATCGCGTTGAGCAACGAGCGCCCCGCCGCCGAGCTGACGGCTTCGACCAGGCTCATGTCCCGCTTGAAGATCTGATCGGGGATGAGCGCCGCCGACTGGATGCGGTAGGGGATATCGAAGCCGAAGCTCCCGGCGAGCGAGAGCTGGAGCGCCACCCAATCCGCGCCCGCCACCCACGCGCCGTCCGGAATGTCGATCCGGTACCAGCCCGGCATGTCGACGGAGGAAATTTCGCGCCAGCCTCCGGAGGCCCAGGCCGCGCTCGAGGAGCCGAGCGCCGCGAGGGTGATCGGGACCGCCGCGCCCGCGCCCTGCCGGAAATACTTGGCGGTCACGGCGGTGTGCGCGACGCCGGTCATCCGCGAATTGTCGACGCTACTGCGGAGCAGGATGACCTCGCTTACGCCCGTCGCATCGGCCACGATATCGCCGTAGTTTCGGTCCGCCATGCTGTCCTCCCCTTACGGCAGAACTTCGAGCAACGCGTGTTCCATGATGTAAGCGTTCGAGGGATGCCCATAGTTGTGCTCGGCGGTGACGGACAGGGTCTTCGCGATCGTCGAGTCCTCCGCCGCGCCCCCAAACCCCGGCGCGAACGCGCCATTGATATCGCCGTAGATCGAGCCGAGTTGGACGCCGAAGGTGACGAGGACGCCCGTGGCGCTCCCAGTCCCTGCCGCCGGGTTCATGGTCGAGCCTGGCGCGCCGCCCGAGACATGGCAGGCCTGCGCGTTCGTGGCCCCATTCGAGTGAAGCTCGACGACCAGCCGCAACGGGACATACTGCGTCGTGAGCCAGGGCGTGTAGGTGTAGGGGAAAAGCGCGCTGTTGTCCCAGACACCGCCCGGGATGTAGGCCGTTGCCATGATCGTCGCGCCGTAGGTGATCCGGAACGTCGTGCCGTAGAGCGTGGTCGCGCCGAACTGCTGCACGGCGCCGAACGACCAGACCCCGTTGAGCGTCAGCCGCAGTCGCCGCGACGTGCCGAGGACATTGCCCTCGATGGTCTTGGCCCAGATCTGCGTCGGGATGTCCCGCGAGTTGGCGACCGTGACGTCGCCCGCATTGATGTCCAGCACGCGCGGCGCCCCGACCGGCGCGATCTCCCGCCAGGTCCCGGAGCCCTCCGAGATGAACTCCAGGAGATCCCCGGCGCGCGGCCGGTAGTTGCCGAAGGCCAGGTTGAGTCCGGCGCCGTGGACGATGAGCCCCCCGCCACTCGGGAAGTACAGCGTGATGCGCGTCCCGACCGGCGCGGCCGAGAAGCCCGCGATTGTCGTCGTCCCGATGACGTTGAAGTAATTGCCGTCCGTGCCGATGGGCAACGTCGCGGCGGCGGTGAGCGTTGCGCCCTTGTTCCACTCCTGCCGTCCGGTGAAGCGGTTCTGGCCTAAGCCGCCCGTCTGATAGAACGTCTGCGCGGCGGTGATCTGATTACCGTAGAAGCGCCCGACCTCGACCCAGGTCGTCCCGGACAGCGCAAGCAGGAGCACCATGCTGGGATCGATGAGCGACAGATCCGCATTGCCGACCAGCGAGAACTGGCCCGCGCCGCCCGCCCCGTGTTTCACGACGACCGTCTGTCCGGCGTTCGCCGCGCGCAGCGCGATCCACGCCCCGTTCTTGATGTTCGTCGGCACGACCGTGTTGAGGTTGGCCGTCGACGCGCCGCCTGGGGTCGCGAGACTGAGGAACGCCGCGGAGCCCGCGGCCGGGGTCACGCTCGAGCTGCTGATGGTGAGCGATTGGATCGGCAGCCCGCCCAGCAGCTCCTTGGTCGCGGCCAGGTTTTGCTCGAAGGCCGTTTTTTGCTGGGCCACGGTCCGCGCCGCATCCTGGAGATAGTTCGCCGCCGTGAAGTCGGTCATCAGTAGCCTCGCACCGTGGCGTTGACGTGGCCCGCCACGACCGCGCCCGCCTGGTCGTAGCAGCGGATGAGGGGTCCGTTGTTCGCGCCCGCCGTGTTTTGCTGATCCGCGACGACGCAGCTCGTGGCCGTTTCACCGCCCGAGGCCAGGACCGTCGCGGTCACCTGGGTGATCGCGCGATAGGTCGCCGAGAGCGTCAGGCGCGTGCCGGTCGTCGCCGCGATCGCGACGTTGCCGTAGAGCGTGATCAGGTCATCGGCGTCGACGACCGCCGTGAGGCGCGACAGGATCGCTTGCTGGGCGGACGCGTAGGTGATGATCCGGAACTGGTAGGTGCCCGCCGCGAGATTTTCGAGCGTCCCGGGCCAGGGGATCCAGTTGCCCGGGGTGACTTCGTACTCCATCGTCCAGGACTCGGCGGTCATCGTCGTCTGGAAGAGCAGGCGCGCGCCGACGCTCGTCCCGGCGACGGTGTACGAGAACTCGTAGGTCATCTGCTCGTAGGTACCGTCCCAGAACAGCGCCGTGTCCGGCGTCGTCCAGAAGCTCGCGGTGTCCGCGCCCCAGAACACGGTCGGCACGCCCGCCGCGGCGAGGTTGCCGCCGAGGATCGTGCCGTTCGTGATCGTCCCGGGCCAGCTCGCGGCCTTGTAGTCGAAGCTCGCCACTTGGTTGTGGATGCGGGCGTCCTCGAACGTGTACGTCAGGCTCGCCGCTGTGCTCTCGTTGCCGCTGGTATCGACGGCCGCGACGAGCAAGGTCCACTGCCCGAACATCGCCGGCAGCACGAACGGGCTCGCGGAGACGACGCCGACGTGGAGCGTGATCGCGCTCGGCCAGTTTGCCGTGCTGCCAGGGAGGCCGCGCACCAGGAACCCGTCCAGGTCGGGCGGCGGCGCGGGGTAGTCCCACTCCAGGCGATTGTTGACCGGGCCATTGATCCGCAGATTGCTCGGCGTGGGCGGGGCCGAGGTCTTGCCGATGACGACGTAGTTGAGGACTTCCGCCCAGGGCGAGGCGGGACCGTTGCGGTTGACGGTCCGGAGCCGAAAGTCGTAGGCGACGCCATCCTCGACCATGCCCGCGAACTGCACGCGCGTCGCCCCCGCGACCAGGTGCGGCAGGATGTCGTAGGGCGCCGTGGAATCGGACCGCTTGATCCGCGCCTCCAGGTAGTCGGCGCGCACGTTGCTCGTGGCCTGGTAGCGGAGCGTCACGACGATGGCGCTTTGCAGCGAGCCGTCGAGCGCGCGGACCAACACCGACTCGTCCGACGTGACCGTCTCGATGATGGGCGTCGGCGGGTTTTGCTCCGTCGCAATCGGCAGCGTGATCTGGGGATCCCACGCCGGAATCGGTAACTGATCGGCGACCCGGACGGCGGGCGCGTCATCGACCACGGTGAGCACCGCCGACAGGTCCGGTCCGGGGCGGATCATCACGACGATGCCCGGGACCGATTCGCGGCCCACGATGCCCAGGAGCGCCAGGTCGCCGGGCTCCGGGAGCGGCGGCACCATCGGCGTGGGGAAGGTCACGGTGTTCGTGAGCCCCGGCCCCGGGGGCGTCGTGACCGGGACGACGACCGAGCCCAGGTCGGCGAAGCGAAACCGCATTGCGTAGACCTGCCCGGTGCTCAGGGGCACCGCTTCATCGAGCGTCACGCTGACGGCGAGCCCGCTCGCGTTCGTCTCGACGCTCTTGACCCGGCCCCAGGCGAGGCCCCATTCGGTCACGTCGTACGCGATCTGAATGAGATCCCCGCGGCGGCACGCGAGATTTTCCACGTCCGTTTCAAACTCATAGGCTTCGGGCCGCAACTGCGCGGACGCGAGCTGGTAGCGCCCATAGCGCCAGGCCATGTCCGGATCGGTGCACCCGGGCAGGTCCACCGTCTCAAAGCGGGTCGCCGCGAGGAGGCCCGGTTCGGCCACGGGACCGTAGCCGTCGCGGTAGGCGATCCGCTCGACTTGCTGCCAGTTGGAATCGGGATCGATGAACGTGACCTTGAGCGCGTGCAGCGCGTCGGGGATCACGCGACGCCCGTGAAAGTTCCGCGCGTTGCGCGGCGTGAAGATCTGGCGCGGCGTCGTCTGGGTGAGGTCGCGCACGACGGCGAACTTCAGATCGTTCATCGTCGGCGTCCCGCGCCCGCACGCGGCGATCTCCCGCAGGAGCTGATAGACCGTGATCGGGAAATCGATCACGCGATTGTGGGACCGCTGTCCGGCGCTACACTCTCGATGCCACGCCTCGAACTCGGCCAGGTCCAGGCGCTCATCCGGGATCGGGCGCGCGTTGCTCGGTCCTTGCAGGACTTCGCGATAGTGACTCGCCGGGTTGGACGTCTTCCGCATCACCCAGCCGCCCGCGGCCTGGACGGCGCTGTAGTGGACGCCGATCCGCTCGTCACTCAACGCGACGGGATAGAGCGCGACGTCATCGAGCGTGCCCGCGAAGCGCCCGCCGACGCTGCCATCACTGGCGACCGCGAACAGGAACGGGGGGATGCCGCCGCCCGCGCCACCGCCAGGATCGACCACGGGCGGAACCGCAAAGAAGAACGGCGCGACGGAGGTCCCGACGCCGACGGTTGGAATCGTGATCTCGAAGGTGAAGTAGTGCGGGGTGAAGTAGCCCGCCGCGATGAAATAGTGCGGGGTGAAGTAGTCGACCGACGTCGACACATCCCGCGGTTCGGCGCGCGGAGGCAGGCGGCGTCGGACGGCCGCGCGATCCGCCGCGAACTCCAGGTTGAAGGTGTCCGCGTAGGCCGCGGTGCCCGCCGCCGCATTGGAGGCGACCGGGTTGCCGTTGAGCCAGAGCTGGAGGAGCCCCGTCACGATCGAATAGGTTGCGATGACGTGATACCTCTGGCCCGCCAGGATCGACGCGCTGACCGTCGCCGCGCCGCGCGAGAACATCAGGAGACTGCCGTTCTGCTCCAGCGCCCAGCCCGCGGCGCCCCCCGCGAACTCGCTGCCGTTGCTCTTGCGGACAATGCCGCGCGTGCCGCTGAGCGTCGCGGGCTTGATCAAGCATTCGACGGTAAAGCTCCCGCCGCCCATGTCATACGTCGCCATGCCGTCGAAGGTGTCGACGCCATCGTCAATGCCGTCCGCGACCATCGCGGTGTCGCGGTCACCCGCGAGGAGCCCCGGCGCGCCGAGCAAGGGATCGCCGCGGTAGACCCCGGCGTGATCGTGGCCAGACGAATCGAAGGCCGTCGTCGCACCCGCGACTTCGCCGAGCCGCCAGTAGCCGAGCGGACCGTCTTCCTCGACGACGGCGGGATAGGACGTGAAGTCGAGATGGAGGCTACAGGCCAGACAGTTGAACGAATCGACGACGCCATTCAACTGGTCGGTCGCGCGGATCCTCATCGCGACGAGCGCCAGGCCGTCGAGATTGACGGGCGGGATCGCGCCGTAGCTCCGGAGCGCCGACCAGACCGAGGTGTTTTTCAGGACGGGGTCGCCGGAATCCGCCGTCGTGCGTGTCAGGCGGACGTCGTATTGACCACTCGCGACGACCCAGCGGAGCCCGTTGCGCGTGAACGATTGGCGCGCGTCGGTCGTGACAATCGGCGACCCGGGCGCCGTCGTCCAGAGCGTTGCGCCGACCAGGCGATACTCGACGTCGATACTCACGGTCGTCGCGAGCTTTTGCGCGCCGCTCTCGCCCCCGAATTGCACCAACCCCTCGGGGAACGCGACGTCCACCGACAGCTCGACCGCCGCCGCCGCGCTCGTTCGGATCTGCCCGACGCCCGCCAGGAGCAGGATCGCCAGCGGTTCCTCGTTCACGTCGGTCGTGTAGAGCGTCAACGGCGGCTCACCCGCCGCGCCGGTTCGGATCTCCGTCTCGACCGCTTGGAAGTTCTCCAGCGCCGTGTCGCCGATCTTGAGCTGGGAGACTTCGGTTGGCCCCATGCCGACGCAGAACAACAACCGCAGGTATTGATCCGCGCCGACGGTTTCGGTGAAGGGCATCGCCGCGTAGGGCGGGTAGATTTTGTGGCACCCATAGACGCGCGGGACGACGGCATACGGCCGCGCCGCGTTCGTCTGCCCGCTGATCGAGAGCGTCGGGCTTTCGGGCTCCTGATTCGACAGCACGCCCGCCAGCGATTTCATCCCGCCCGGGGTCTTCTTGTTCCCGGCCATCCAGTTGAGCATCGCGGTGAGCATCAGGGACGTGCCGCCGAGGATGAGAGTCGCGCCTCCGTAGGGCGCCAGGACCGCGCCGATGGTCACCAGGAGCAAGCCCGTCAGGAGCGTCCCGATGTTCTTCTGGGTCCGGCTCGCGCCCCCGCGCGGGACGACCCGGATTAGGACGTGGACGCCGCGCTTGGGCCGGACGACGTGATACCACTCGGGATAGATCAGATCGCCGTTGACGTAGACCCGGGTCGGCGTCCCGGGCGGGATCCCCGCGTCCTCGATGAGCTGCGCGATCGTTCGGCCGGTCTGGACCGCGAGCTCGCGCCGCTCCGTCCCGAAGGGGCGGTCGAGAATCTGGATGGGCGCGTCCATCAGCTCGATCACGCGAGCCTCGGGTGGCGATAGATCGCATGGCGGCGACGCGCCCAGCGCCATTGATCAAGGCGCTCGATCGTCGCGCAGTCTTGCGCCGCTTCGATGTGCAGGAAGTCGGTCGGGCTCACCATCACGCCGATGTGCCACGGCGCGTTGAGCACGCGGAAGACGACGGCATCGCCGACCCGCGGCGTCCCGGCGACGGGCAGCCAGGCGTCGGCCGGGATGCGGTGGGCGAGGAGCGCCGCGACTTCTTCGCGCTCGTGCGCCGAGACATACGCGCCTGCGTAGGACGGCACCTCGATATGAAACTCGTCGCGATAGACGGCGACCAGCAGCCCGTAGCAGTCGAGTCCGTCAAGCGTGCGCCCGCCATCCTTGAACGGGATTCCGACGTAGCGCCGCGACCACGAGGCAATCACGGAAACAACCCCGGGAAGCGATCCGGCGTGAAACTATATTGCTGCGCGGGCTCGTTGAGGACGTCTTCCGGCGCGAGCGTTCCGACGATCAGCAGCGCGTCGTAGTCGACCCCGCGCAGCGCGAACGTGAACGGCCCCGCTTCCAGCGTATCCGGCGAACTCGCCAGCACGACTTCCAGGATCACGCTCGGCGTCGTCGTCAGGCCGCGGACGTGTTCCATGATGCGGCGGTCGATGTTTTCGATCCGCAGCTCGACCGTCGGGATCGCGTCCTCGCGCTCATCGGGCAGCGCAATGTCAAATCCCGCGGCCAGGAACTCATGGCCCCGGCTCCAGATGTTCACGGTGTTGTTGACGACGTAGAGCGGGTCGAAGTCGGGATGCGTGATCGTCACGAGCCGCAGGAACGCTTCGCCCGTCTCCTGGGCGGTGAGCGCGCGGACTCCGGCCGACGACAGGACCCGGGGACTCACGGCATGATCCGGAGCTGGAGGTCCGCGGTGATCAGGTTAACGACGTCGGGGTGATTCTGCCGGTAGCGCAACCCGTCCGGTTGGGGCATGAAGCGAAACGTCGCGGGCGCCGACGTGATGGGATGAATCCAATCGAACGGCAGCGCGCCGCCCTCCAGCGTGTCCAGGAAGAACGCGTCGAGGGTCGCGCGCTGGTCGTGCGTGAGCGCCAGCGAGCCCCCGACGATCCGATACCCGGCCGTGAATCGGCGCCGCGCTTTCGGCGGACCGGCGTCCATCGTCGACTCGATGACGATATCGGGCGGCTGTTCCGTCACGCCGGAATCGGCCTGCATCCGCGTCGGCAGACTCGCGGGCCAGACGGCGGCCATCAGCGGTTCGTCGGCACCCGTCGCAGGGCGTACGGCGCCATCACGCCTTCCATTTCGCCCGTCCCGACCATCCGCCGCAGCTCGCGGATGACCAGGTCGTGGACCTCGGTCCCGGTCGGCGTCGTGCGCCGCTGGTGCGTCACCTCGACGGCGGGCGCTTGATTGATCACGTTGACCTGGACGCCGCTGGAGCCGAACTCATCGAGTCGATCCAGGGGAATGACCGCCTCGGGACCGGCCTCGCCGAGGAGACGGATCGAGGGCGACTGCACGATACCGCCCGTCGCCATCCCCTGGTCGAAGTCGATATTGATGGTCTGGGTCGCGGCGGGCGCGGCCCCGGCGATCGCGCCCGCGCCGCCGCCGCCCGTGAACGCGCCGCCGATGGTCACGCCGAGCTTCGCCAGCCACTCCACGAAGGTGGTGAAGGCGTCGCTTTTGAGGAAGTCGGTGATGGCCTTCTCCAGCGCGTCGAGCCCCTGCTTGATCGCCTTCTCCCCGATCGACGTGGCAATCGAGACGCCCATCCGCTCGAACGCCTGCCCGATGGTCTGCGTCCCTTGGAGCACGCCCATGACGCTCCCGGTGAGCGCGCGGTCCAGCGAATCGAACAGGTCGCGGACCGGGGCGACGCGCTTCGCCAGTTCCTTGTCGAGGTTTTCGCTCTGGGCGAGGCGATACTTGTTGACCGCCTCGTTGACTTCTTGTTGGAGCTGGAGTTCCTGCGCCGCGGCGTCGTATTCGCGCTTCAGCTTGGCCTCGATGTCCTTGATCTGACTCTCGTAGTTTTTGCGGTGGTAGTCCGCGCTCAGCCGATTGGTTTCTTCCTGCAGGCTCAGCGTCTCGCGCGCGGCGTCGTACTCGCGCTTGGTCTTCGCGTCGAGATCCTTGGTTTCGCTCTCGTAGGTTTTTTTCCAGTAGTCGGCGACGAGCTTGCTCAGTTCTTCCTGTTGCTTCAGGTCGTCCATCCCGAGCTTGAACGCGTCCGCCGCCGCCTTCTTTTGCGCCGCTTCGAGCGCCTTCTGAGCCTTCGCGGCTCCGGGCGGTGTCGGCGCGCCCGCGGGCGCTTCGGCCGGTCCGGTCGGCTGGCGTTGGGTCGCGCGCATGGCCGCGTCCAGGGCGTTGACCGCGCGGAGGGCTTCGCGGGATTCGTCGCGGAGCTTGATCATCTGGCGGACATACGGATCGTCGGCCGCCATTTGCCCCATCGCGGCAAACTTGTTCGCGATCTCCGTCTCGGCCTGCGCGATCCGCCGCGCCAGCTCCTCGGCGTCGGGGCCGACCGTCCCGAACAGCATGAGGATCTGTCGCCACCCTTCGATGGCCTCGTTGACGAGATTGATGATCGTCTGGACGGCGGGCGCGAGCTTCACCAGGAGCGCCGTGCCGGTCAGCTCGATGGAGCGCCGCGCGATATCGAACTGGTCCTGAATCTTGGCCGCGCTCCGGACGATCCCTTCGTCCAGGACCAGACCCATCGCGCGCGCCTTCTCGGTGAAGGCGTCAATGTCGGCGGTCGCGTCCTTGAGCCCCGCGACGAACGCGGTCCCGCCGCGTCCGAACGCCTGCATCGAGAGATCGGTCTTTTTGCCCTGCTCCTCCATCGCGGCCAGCGAATTGACCGTGTCGCGCATGACGGCATCGCCGGATCGGAGCTTGCCGTTGACGTCGTAGATCGCGACGCCGAGCTGGAAGAACGTCTTGAGCGCCGCGTCCTCGCCCGCCGCCGCCGCGCCCAGGCGCTCGTTGAGCTTGTTCATCCCGGCCTCGAACTTCTGCGTCGACAAGCCCGCTTCCAGCGCGGCGGCTTGGTACGCCTGGAGCCGGGTGACGGTGAGGCCGAGCCGTTCGGCCTGCTCCTCGAGCTGATCCGCGACCCGCGCGCCCTGGACGAGCCAGGCCGCGAAGCCCGCGCCGCTGAGCAGGCCGGGGAGGGGACCGAGCGCCGAGGCGAATTCGTTCAGCGCGCCGCGCGCGCCGTCGAAGACCCGGCGAATCCCGATCCCGAATTTCTCGCCGATCTGGTAAGCGCGGTCCAGGTCGGCGGCGAGCTGCGCGGTGTCGCCTTCGACCAGGACCCGGAGTGCGCCGACCGGTTCGCTAGTGGCCATCGCGCTTCTTAAACATCCGCAGGTAGGTGGCGAAGCTCTGCGAGCCCGGCGTCACGTCGGCGGTCGCGCGCGGCGCGGGCTCAGTCGTCGGTGTCTTCGGCATGAAGTCCGAGGGCGCGAACCGCTTGCCGCCCTTCTTGCGGTGGATGTTCGCCAACGTCGCGGCGACGATCCCCGCGCGCAGGTCGGCGCGCTCGCGGCGCAGACCGTACAGGCCGGCATAGACGCGCCACTCGGAAAGCTCCACGGACGAGATGCGGGTCAGCATCTCGTCCACGGTCATTCCGCCGAGGTGGCTGGCGAGGTCGAAGTAGAAGCGCCGTTCGGCGTCGGCGCGGAGTCTTTTCCCAGTGTGTCGCCTGCGCGCGCGTCCAGCCCGTTCAAGCGGAGCGCCACCTGGAAGATCTTGTCGAGCGCCCGCGCGTTCTTCTTCGCCAGCTCGCCGACGTCCTCATCCGAGAACAGCCGCTTGTCCTGCGCGTCGACCAGCGAGAGGCAGGCGACGAGCGCCCAAAGATTGACGCTGCTGCGCTGGCCTGGCGACGGCCACTGCTGGAGAATCCGCCAGCGCGTGTGACCGTCCCATCCCTGGACCCGGAACCACCCGCCCCATTCGGGCAGCTCGATCTCCTCGACGACCCGATCCCGCGCGGCCAGGATCGCCGCGCGGTCGGGGAATCGGCGCTCGCTCATGGGGCGACCGTCTCCGTCACGTCCCCGGTGATCCGGAGCGTGATCGAGCCCGTCACCTTGTCATCGGCGTTGCCCGCCGTCTCGAACCCCTTGACTTGGGCATCGAAGGCCAGCGTGTCGTCATTCGCGAGCGTGACGGTCACCGCGAGCGGCGTCGTGGAGTCGAGCGCGTCCCACACCAACTTCTGGCCCGCGTCGTGCAGGTTGAAATTCACGTCCATCGAGAACTCGCCCGCATCCTTGAGCCCCGGCAGGTATTCCTTCGCGTCGGACCCCAGATGGGTCACGTCGATGTCACTGCGGTCGAAACGTGGACCCGTCCAGGAGACGACGTCGCCGATGAGCGTGCCCGGCGCCGTGCCGATGCTGAACGTCGTGCCTTGTGTTGGGATCGCCTGGTTCGTCGCCATCGGGCTAGTCCTCCTCTACCCAGATCGAGTAATCGGCGGAGAAGCGATAGGTGTGGCTGTCCACGTCGAATTCGTCACGCGCCGTGAGGTACGCCATCGCGCGGAGCCCCGCCGCCTGGTTGTGGCCGTTCATCGCGCGCCGCACCTTCACCGCCAGGTCTTTCACGTCCTCGTACTCCGCGGCCCAGGCGTCGATCTGCATGCGGACGTCGGTCGTCGACGGCCCCGGCGTGCCGGTCTTCAGCGAATCGACACGCGTCTCGGCGACGCGCTGATAGGACAGCGCCGGGAGTTGCGAGGCCTGCGGACGGATGAGCGGATACATCCGCGTCCCGATGATCGCGGTGATCTCCGGGATCGTCTGCAGGTACGCGTACAGCAACGCCTCGCAGGTGATCATCGAATCGGATGCGGCGGATGCCAGCGGTCGAAGAATTGCTGGACGGCCTTATTGGCCGCGTTGAGCGCCGACTGTGCTCCGGACGCGAAGGCCGGACGCATCCAGGGGCGCGCCGAGAGGTTGCGCGTACCCCACTCCAGGAAGCGCCCGTAAAAGCCCGCGCTGGTCGGGCCGATGACGTACCGCTGACTGAGCTTGCGCGTGGGCTTGCGGTATTGGACCTGGAGCGATCCGGCGAGCGTGCCTTCATCGCGCGGGACCGTTTCCAGCATCCGCCCGCGCAGGACGTCGGCCGCGTTCCGGCAGGCGACCGTGAGCGCGAACTTCGCGACGTCGGGCGGCAGCGCCCGCAGATTCGCGCGCAGCTCCTCGACGCCGAAGACCTTCACGCGGATCATTGCGGCTCCCGCCACTTCGCTTCGATCTGGAGCCCTTCCCGTCGCGGCAGCTCCATGACCGCCTGGATATCGAACAGCTCGCCCTCGTAGCTCACGCGTTGCTTGGGTTCGATATCCGTCCGCCAGCGGATCGTGAAGTAGACGTCGACGACCGCGGTCAACCGCGCCGCTTCAACGCGCTCCAGGCCGCGCAGCTCGCGGACGTTGGCCCAGACCGTCGCCAGGTCTTCCCAGGTTTCGATCACCTCGCCGAACTCGTTTTGCGACGACGTGAAGTGCTGGATCGTGACGCGTCGGTCCAGGAAGCCGGGATCGCGGATCGCGGGATTGTCCAGCATCAGACGACCCCGGTGGAGTTGCGGAGCCCGCTGATCAGGAACTCGTAGCCCAGCGGGAGCGGCATCGTCGGGATGGTCACGATCGCGGCGCGATGGTCGTAGAGCTCGCCGATCACCAGCAGCATGGCCGCGCGCGCGCGCCCGTCAACGTCGTCGGCGCCGGACGTGTACGTCACGCGGATCTGATCGGGGAGGGTCGGCCAGCCTTCGGGCGGCGGATAGAGCAGTGCGGTCGGTGCGTCCAGCCGCCAACCCGTCAGCTCGACATTCGCCGACCCATCCCCGGGCAGTTTCTCGACCTTGGTGACGGTATTGATCGGGGGCGGGCGCAGCTCGAGCGGCAGGGTGGTGGCCACCATCCCCCAGGTCCCGATGTAGCCCTGGACCGCGAACGCGCGTTCGCAGTCCGTCTCGACCTTGAGGCGCGCCGCGGGAATCCACGCGTTTGTCAGCAGCGCGTCATCGTCGGTCACGTCCACTTTGCAGTGGAGCTTCGCTTCGTCGAGCCCGATCGGCTCAGTGATCGACACCGAGGGATCGGGCACGACCGAGCCCGCAGACCCGGCCGTGCCGTCCTCAGCGTTCTCCCAGTGCGACCACGGGTCCCCGCAGCCGCATCCGCAATACGCGAACCAATTCCGCGGCGTCACTACGGACCCGCGGGCTCCAGTCCCGTCACCAGGCCGAACGCGCCGGGAACCCAGTACACCAGGGCCACCCGCATCTCGGCGCGGATGGTGGTGATGTTCTTCTGGAAGTCGTCCACGTCGGTGTTCGTCGCCTGGAGCGAGATCCCACCCTTGCGGAACAACATGCCGCCGACCGGGAAATTGCCGATGATCGCGGTCCCATCCGGGACTTGCGGCGAGATCACGGGCGTCATCCCGTAGAGCGGTTGCGTCCCCGGGGACCAGGGATTCGGGAAGTAGGGCGCGCCCTGCGAATTGCTCTGCATCGTCACCGTCTGGTAGGTCGTCGGGGACAGGACGATCGTCTCGGGCCGATACTTCGACGCCGTCCAGATCGCGGCCCAGGCGGCGGCGATCGTCTGGATGTACGGTCCCGCGGTGTAGTCGACGTCGGCGTGCTTGCCGGGGAGCGTGAGCAGGCCTTGGATCTTGCCCGCGCCGCCCACACCACCGACGACCTCGGTTTCCAGCTTCTCGATCAGACCGCCGACCATGTTGGCGTCGATGTACGCGCGCAGCGCCGGGATATCGTCCAGGAACTCGTCCGGCACCTTGATGATGTGCGCGATCTTCAGCAGCGTGGCCGACGCCAGCGTGAACACCTTGGCGCTTTCGGGCTTGGCCGCGCCGACCGCGACATAGTCGGCCGCGTTGGTGAAGCTCGTCTCTTGCAGATACGGGATCGAGCCCGCTTCGGTCGTCCCTTGCCCGAACCGCGTCGACACCAGGTCCCACGGGTAGACGGGCGGCGGTGGGACCACGATGACGCCGGGCGGAATCGCCGTCGTCGGCGTGATCGTGACCGCGGCATCGATCTCGATGGGCGGGGACGTCCACTGGCCTTGCCGCGGCTGGCCCAGCAGCGTCCGGATCTGTTCGTTCTCGACGAACTTCGACCCGAGCGAGAGCCGGTCGCCATTGATCAGCGGCAGGACGCCGCCCATCATCGAGCGCACGGCGGTGTCTCGGGTCGCGACGGGGGACGGTTTCGCGGCGCCGTTACCGTTGCCGGGGGCGAAGTAGCCCTCGACGGTCTTCAGCGCGCTGGCGAAGCCGTCCGCGCGCTTGCGCTTGGCGTCCAACGTCTTGAGCCGCTCGTCGAGCGCCTTGAACTCCTTGTCTTCGTCGGGCGTCAGATCCCGATCGTCCCCCTCCGCGGTCGCGACCAGCGCGCGCATCCGCTCGTGGGCCTCTCGCATCTCGTCCAGGATCGTTTTGACCATCGTCGTCTCCTCTCTCAGCTCACGAGGTGGCTATAGGCCGTGACCATGCGGGCAGCGAGTCGCCGCCGCGTCGTGGATTGAGCGGGCGCGGGCTGAGGCTCTGGGTCGGGTTCGGGTGTGGGCTCCGGGTTGGGCGCCGGACCGGGATCGGGGACGGGTTCGCGCTCGGGCTCGTCCAGGACGTTGGTGACCAGCTTGGCGTCCCGCGCTTCGACCGGCGTGAACCAGCGTTCTTCCAGCATCCAGTCGCGGATCATCGTCCGCGGCAGGCCGCTTTTCTTGACGTAGACGTCGGTGAGGACGCCCGCCGCCTTGTCGAGCAGGCGGGCCATCTTCCGCATATCGTCGGCGTGCCCGTAGGCGACGGCCAGCGGATCGTGAATCATCATCATCGAGGCCGCGTGCATCGTGACGGGCTCCCCGGCCAGCGCGATGATCGAGGCGATCGACGCCGCCAGGCTCTCGACGCGCGTCTCCACCTGACCGGGGAACTCGCGCAGGGTGTTGTAGATCGCGAGCCCTTCGAAGACGTCGCCGCCCTTGGAATTGATGTGCACGCGGAGCTTGGGGCTCTTGATCGCGCGCAGCTCGGCGATGACGTCTTCGCTACTCTTGCCGAACCACCCCCCGATCGACCCGTAGAGGTACAGGTGCGCGACGTCGTCCGCTGCGGACGCGACCAGCTCGAGGCGGGGCGCCGGGTCCACGTACCCGGTCGGGCCGGACGGCAGGACGACCTGGCGCGGCAGCGCGAGCCCCGCGCTAATCAGCAGCTCCAGCTCGGAGGCGCGCGCCTTCATCACGCGATCCCCGTGACCAGGCAGAACGCCGCGGGGACGAAGTAGACCAGGGCCACGCGCAGCTCGGCGCGGATCGCGGTGAGGTTCTTGCGGAAATAGTCGGCGTGGCTGTTGGTCGCCTGGACGACGACGCCCCCGCGACGGAACAGCATCCCGCCCGTCCCGAACGCGCCGACGAGCGCCTGTCCGGTCGGCATCTCCGGCGTGAAGACGAACTCGATCGGCGCCGTCAGCGGCGCGACCGGGACGCCGGGGGCGACCAGCGCGTAGGTCGCGGGATTGATCACGACGGTGTCCGGACGACGGCGGGAGCCTGTCCAGACGTTCGCAATCGCGGTCATGATCGCGGACACGTTGCCGGTCGCGCCGCCCGTGGCGTTGACGGGTGGGGTCTTGCCCGCCAGGCCGATGAGCCCCTGGAGATGTCCGGCCGCGCCGTCGCCCTGTAACGCCTCGTGATCGAGGACGCTGAGGAGCCCGACCGTCAGGTTCGTGTCCAGATACGTCGCCAGCCCGGGCGCGTCGTCCAGAAACTCGTCGGGGACCGCCAGCCAGTGCGCCAGTTTGACGACGGGCTGAGTCGCCAGCGTGAAATCGTTATCGCTCTCTGGCTTCGCGGCGCCCGCGGCGACGTAGGTCGCGGCGTTGACGCGCGCGGACTCGCGCAGGTACGGGATCGCGCCCGCGCTCGTCGTGCCTTGCGCGAAGCGCCCTGCGGCGTAGGCGAAGGGGCTGACGATCGGGGGCGGGACGGCCACCCCGGGCGGGATCGGCGGGGACGTGACGCCGACCAGCGCCTCGAGCTCGACGGCGGGGGAGTGCCAGCGCCCGCTCCGGGTGGCGATCGCCGCGCGCACGGCGTCGGCGTCGACGAACCCCTGCCCGAGCTGGAGCGCCTGGGGACCGAATAGCGGCAGGATCCCGCCCCGTCGCGGATCGAGCCGGGCGGTGGGATCGAGGATCTGGTCCAGCAGCTCGTCAGTCTTCACGCCGGTACTCCGTTCCGTTGGGCGGTCCGCTGCATCTGCCCGGGCGCCGTGTCCAGGCGCAGGACGGGCTTGTCATAGGCGGGGTCCGCGATCTTGGGCAGGTTCAAGCGCGCGCGCGCTTCGTTGACGCTGACGTAGGGCGTTCCGGTCGACGACGCGAGCGCCAGGACGGAATCCTCGAACGAGCCTTGCAGCTTTTCATCGATGTTGAATTCCACGTAGACCTCTTCGCTGTCCGAGAACTCGGGCAGGAGCTGGAGCTGGAATTCGCCCTCCAGCATCGCGACGTAGGGACCCAGGGTGTCCTGGTAGAGCGCCTTGTGCTGTTCGCGGATCGAGCCGTAGCCCTGCGACTCGACGATGCCGACGAGCGCGGGCGGGACGTGAAACGCCGCCGAGACTTCTTCGCGCGTCAGCTTGCGGCTCTGGACGTACTGCGATTGCTCGGCCGTCGCGGAGATCGGGCTGTAGGTCATCCCGTCTTCCAGGACGACGGTCTTGCCCGATCCCTCGGGGCCTTGGTACTGGCGCCACTGCTTGCGGAACATCTTTCGCTGGTCGGGCGTCCAGCGTGACGCCCCGGCCGGACGATGGATCACGCCGCCCAGGCGCGCGAAGTTGCGCCAGAAGCGCGAGCGGTATTCCGTCCCCGCCTGGTCTTCCATCAGCAGCGTCCGGAGCGGTTCCAGCGGCGAGATCATCCGCGGCTGGCGCAGATACAGGACTTCGCTCGGCGGGAGGGTGATGGTGTGCTCGCCCGACACGGGGCGCCACACGAACTCGCGCGGGATGACGTCGCCCGATGGGGTGATCGTCGCCGGGTCGATCCGGTAGAGCTCCAGGCCCCCGTCCGGGGGATGGAGTTTCAGCGCGTAGGCGACCCCGTCGACGCAGAAATCCGTGACCAGCTCGGTGATGAAGCGGTAGCGCGTCGTCGCCGGGTTGGGCTGACGGAGCAGGACGGCCAGGGGATGATCGTGGACCTCGACGCGATCGTCATTCGAGCGGCGCCGGTACACCTTGATCCCGATCTGGCCGAGATTGATGGCGATGAAGTTGACGACCGTCCAGACGTGGGGCTGACAGCGGTAGATCCGGTCGTAGCCGCCGATGGAGGGTTGGGAAGACCACGCCCAGACGGTCGAGGGGTCGGGATCATCGAGCTGGCCGCGCACGGCGCTGACGAACGCGGCCCACCAGCGCGACCACCAGTCCCACATCGAGCATTGTGCTTACCGGGACGACGGGCTCAGAACAACGGGGTTCTTCCAGAGAATGGTGTTCCGTTGTATTGCGTTGTATTCCGTGGTGTCAGTCCTCGAGCTTCCGGGCCTCCTTGTCGGTGACGCGCAGGCGGGGCTTGTCCGTCCCCGGGCGCCCCACCCGGGTGGCGGTGATCGCGCCTTCGCGGATCCATTTCCGGATCGTTTCGGGGTGGACCTTCAGGCGATCGGCCAGCTCCTGGACCGTCCACAGGTCGCTCATGGGCTCCTCACACCGTCACCAGGCCGTGATCCGCATACGCGGACTCGCCGGTCGGCGCGAGCATCAGGCGGGACAGCGCGGTGATCGCGGCCACCAGGCCGTCGATCCTCCCGGTCGATCGTCCCTTGTCCGGCATCTGGTTCCCCCGGGCGTCGATCAATAGCGCCAGGTTGGAGGCCATCCAGTCCAGGCACGGGTGGTTCGGGTGTCGCAGCTTGCCGCTCTCCAGCAGCGCCAGCAGATGCTTGGTCGGCTCGGACAACGTCGTCATCCGCTGGGGGACCTCGACGAGATCGAACCCGTCCGCGCGAATGTCGGTGCCCAGCGCGGCGGCGTTCCACGGGTCGGTGGCGACCGTGTCGACCTGGACGAGCGCGCCCAGCTCGACGAGCTTGCGCCGGATCGCCTGGTAGTCGATCAGGTTGCCGGGTGTCGCCTCGACGAGCCCGTCCGCCACCCACGCGTCGAACGGCGCCCCGCGGTCGCGCTGGACGCGCGCGGCAATGTTGTCTTCGGGGATGAAGAAGTAGGGCAGCAGCGCGATCCCGCCGTCCGGGTCGTCGAACACCAGGACCAGCGCCGTCACGTCGAGGCGCGCGGACAGGTCGAGCCCCGCGAAACACCGCCGTCCGGCCAGGGCGTCGAGCGTGACGTCCGCCCGTCCGGCCGCGGCCCACTGCTGGAGCCCGATCGCGCGGTTATCGGGCTGCAACCACTCGTTGAGATGCAAGCGCCGGAACGCGGATTGATTCACTGGGATCTGCTCGGCCTTCGCGGCGTCTTTTTTCAGCGCCGCGGCGCTCACGCTCACACCGTAATTGGGATTGGCCTTGCGCCAGGTCGACTCCTTGCGCCAGTCGTCTTTGTCGTCCCCGCAGGCGATGAACGAAAACCACTCGACGCCGACGAGCCCGTCCGCGCTCGTCAGGACTTGCAGCGCGTAGTCGTGGAACGCGCCGCAGATGGTCTTCCGTTCCTTGCCCGCGGTCGTGATGTAGAACACCAGCGGCTGACGGCGCGCGACGGTCGCGGTCTTCAGGATGTCGACCATCGCGCTGGTCCGGTGCGCGTGCAGCTCGTCGACGATCGCGCCGTGGACGTCCAGGCCGTCGAGGACGTCCGTATCGGCGCCGAGCGGTTCCAACTTTTGGGACGCGGCGGCGATCGACAGGGTGTGCGCGCCCAGGTGGATCCGCTTGGCTAACGCGGGCGTGCGTCCCGCGATCTCCTTGGCGTGATCCCACACGAGCTTGGCCTGGTCGCGCTTCGTCGCGGCGCAGTAGACGCGCGCCCCGGGCTCCTCGTCGAAGAACGCCAGCAGCAGCGCCACCCCGGCCGCGATGGAGCTCTTGCCGTTCTTGCGCGGGACTTCGACGTAGGCTTCTCGGAATCGTCGGTAGCCCGTGGTCGCGTCCCGCCAGCCCCAGAGCGATCCGATGATGAACGCCTGCCACGGTTCCAGGACGAAGGGCTTGCCCGCCCACTCGCCCCGGGTGTGCATCAGGTGAGCGAAGAACGCGACGGCCCAGCGCGCGGTCTGGGGCTTCCAGACGATCCCGAGCTGGACCTGGCGCTCGAGGTCGGCCAGATGGCGCGCGCACGCGGCGCGGACGTGGGGTCCGGCGACGACCTTGCCCGCCTGGACGCGGCGCGCCCAGGTCGTGATGGGGTCGGACGCCTTCCTCATCGGGGTCGGCCTTGCCCCAAGAACGATTCGAACGCATCGGGTTCGCCCGTGGGCGCCGCGTTGACTTTGCTTTGGGTGACCGGCGTCAACCCGAACTCGCCGAGCTGCTTGGTCGCAAGCTGGTTCAACCGCTCGCTGCGGCGGATCAGGGGATTCTCGCGAATGCGGCGCCGGACGACCGTCCCGGTCTTACTGTCCCGCTGCTCGTCGACGATGAGCTGCTGGTAGTTCATCGCCCGGAGCTGATCGCGCACGCGCGTCAGATCCGCCAGGGTGATGCAGAGCCCCGCGAGGGCTTCGCTATGGCCGACGTTCAGGACGCCCGCGGCCATCAGGCGCGGCGTCAGCCGCTTCCAGTGTTCCGCGGCGACGGGATCCGCCGACACTTCCGGGGGACACGCGGGCTCGCCGGGGTCGTACTGCGGTTCATGCTGACGGCCCCGGACGCGCGAACCCTTGATGAGCTTGAGCGGCGTCGGGATGCGGTGACGTCCACTGCGGAACGTGCCAGGCATTACTCCTCGTGATCACGCCGGACCAGCGCCAGGAACTCGGCGCGCGCGGAGGCGTTGGAGCGAAACGTCCCCAGCATCGCGGAGGTGACGGCGCTGGTCTGCGTGGCCTTGATCCCGCGGGCGCGCGCGCACAGATGGTTCCCGGTGATCACCACGCCGACGCCCGCGGGCTGGACGGCCTCGATCATCGCGTTCGCGATCTCGTGCGTCAGGCGTTCCTGGAGCTGGAGGCGGCGCGCGTAGTGCTCGACCAGGCGCGGGATCTTGGAGAGCCCCAGGACGCGACCGGCCGGCAAGTAGCCGACCGTCACCCGACAGGTGAACGGCAGGAGGTGATGTTCGCAGATCGACGTCGCCTCGATCCCGCGGACGATCACCATTTCGTCGACGTTCGTCTCAAACGACGTCATCCGCGGCAGGGGACCGTAGCCCGCCAGCAGCTCGCGCCAGGCGCGGACGACGCGGCCGGGTGTCTCCACCAGCCCCGGGCGCCGCGGGTCTTCGCCGATCGCGAGCAGGAAGCGGCGAATCATCGTCTCCGCCGTCGTGTCGATCACGCGATGTCCAGAATCTTGTGCGTTTGCAGGGACAGGCGATATCGGGGCTCGTCCATCACCGCTTCGACGCAGAGTCGGGTGGTGTGGGGTTTGGCCGAGATCGGTTGAATCAGGACCGGCAGATCCGGCCGGTCGTACTCCGTCAGGAACGCACGCAATCGCTCGAGATCCCGGACGCTGCCGACGACCCACTTCAGCTCGCTCGCGATCGAGATCCAGACCGGCAGCAGCGGGAGCGCGCCCCGCGGTTTCGGGCTCAGCGTCACCCAGTCCCATTCCCCGGAGATCGGCATCGTCCCCGACGTCTCCAGCGCCGTTTTGATGCCGAGTCGGCGACACATCACGGTCAGGCAAGTCAGGTCGTGCCACGTCGGTTCTCCTCCAGTGATGAGTGCCCAGCCGAGGCCATGATTGTCGACGGTCTGCGCGATCGCGTCCCCGCGCTGCTGCGCGAGCTGGGGACGGGACGGGTCCCAGCTCTCTGGCGTGTCACACCAGATGCAGCCGACCGGACAGCCCTGGAGCCGGACGATCGTCATCGCGCGCCCCGCGTTGAGCCCTTCGCCTTGGATCGTGGGATAGAGCGCCGCCAGGTCGTAGCGCACGCGATTGTCCGCGTTCAGCGGCCAGGCGGTGAAGGGCGGGACGACGGCGCCGTAGCCCTGCGGGGTCCGGACGAGACTGGCGCTGGGCGCCTTCACAGGGCGGGGCGGTATTCGCACGAGGACGTGCAGGTTTCCTCGACGCGGATCGCCGTGAGCCCGGGGACGAGCTTCATCAGTTCCGCGTAGATCCACATCGCCACCAGCTCGCTCGTCGGTTGCTTGAGCTGCAAGGTGTCGTTGAGGTGGTGATGGTCCAGGAAGTTTTCCAGCAGGGGCTTCGCGGCGCGCGACAGGTCGGAGTAGTCGACGAGCATCCCCATCTTCGGGCCGGACGCGAAGACGGCGTCCCCTTCGCAGATGATGACCGCCTGCCACGAGTGGCCGTGCAGGCGCGCACACTTGCCGTCGTGCCCCTCGAGCTGATGGGACGCCTCGAAGCGAATGCGCTTCTCCAGGTGGAACTGCTTGGCCGTCCTGATCATCGAGGCCTCCCGCGCGTCCGCCAGCGTCCGAGCGTGCATCCGCGCAATCATGCGTGAGACGTCCAGGTAGAACCGCACGCCCGCGATGTGGTCCCGTCGCCGCTGGACGTCGGCCTCGGGCTCCGTCACGCCCGCGGGGGCGGCAGCGGACGCGGCGACGATCCGATGACCAGGCGCACGGTCGGCGCGTCCAACGTCGCGAGCTGCGCCATCTCCTTGGCCCAGCGGCGCCGCGCCTGCTGTTCCACCCGCAGATACCGCTCGATCTCCGGGCGAAGGTTCTGGTTCGATCCCCGAACCGACAGCGCCGCGCCGAACGAGCGCCACCGCCCGAACTGACACGGCCCCAGCTCCCAGTTCGTCGCGTCGACCGAGTGCCACGGCAGCGCCAGGATGTCCCGGTCTTCGCCGAACCCGAACCCGTGCAGCTTCGCGGGCCAGACCCGCGCGAAGCACTGCTGCGCCCAGGCCCGCTTATTCTTGTAGCCCACCGCGCCGCCGAGCGCCACCTTGCCGTAGTCGCGGACGAGATCCTTGAGCAGCGGTTCCGGATCGCCGACGTGGTAGCAGGGGATCGCGGGGACGCCCGCGGCCCACATCGCCTCGACGTTGCGGACGGAGGCGCGCCAGTCCCCGATCACGTCGAGGCTGTACACCTCGACCAGCTTGGGATCCGTCGCGAGCAAGCGTTGACAGGTTTCGATGTAGCGCGCCCGGTCGATCTCGACGCGCATTTGCTTGGCGGTGAAGGCGCCCGAGTCCATCACCCAATCGCGATAGACGTAGTCTTTGCGTTGCGTCAGGAAGTCGGCCAGGTAGTAGAACGAGACGAGCAGCGCGGGGACGTTGTCGGCTCGGTGCTCCAGCGCCGTGTCGATCGCCGGAATGTCGTGGAACCACGCCAGGCGCAACGTCGGATCTTCCAGCGCGCGCTTCGTCACCTCGTTCAATCCACCGCCCCCGCCGACCACCGCCAGGCGGACGGTCGGCGCGTCATCCACGGGGCTTGATCCGCTCAAGCGCGTGCGTCGACTCGTCGACCAGCTCGGCGTCGGCGATGGCGCTCCACGCTCCATGCTGCTTGACCATGTGCGCGCCGATGATCTGCAACTGTTCTGGGGTCGGCGGCGCATGGAGCGACCAGGCGCCCGCGCACGCCGGACACCGATACGTCACGGTTCGTCAGCCTTCCGGCCGTCGCGGATCGAGCGCGCGATCTTGTGAATCCGTTGCCGCGCCTCCAGCTCGCGCGCGGCCATGACCTTTTTCTCTTCCGCGTGCTCGGCCTGCATATCCAGCAGCTCGAGCGTCAGCCGCGCGAGCATCGGCCCGCGCATCGCGCGTTCTTCGGGAGATAGCGGGATCAGCTCGCCTTGATTCATCGGGGCTCCTTGTCGTCAGACAGCCAGGTTTCACATAGCCAGGTCAACGCTTGGCCCCAGGTCGCGTCCGGGGCGCCGCGCGCCGCTTTCACCGCGATCAGGACGGGCTCCAGGTTGCGCCATTCCCCCGCGGTCAGCGCGAGCTGGCCCGCCTTCTTGTCCAGCCCCCCGTCCCGGACGGCCTCGGGTTGCCACGTCCCGCCCTGCTGGAGCAGCCCGACGAGCTGCTGATCGGTAAACCCGATCGCGGCCCGGTCTTCGCCGTCCAGATCCGCCACCAGGGTGTCGAGGTGGGCGGGATCCCATTCCGAGAACTCCCCGGTGCGATTGTCCGCCAGGCGGAACGCGCGCGCCTGGTCCGGCGTGCCGACGAACGTCCGGCACGCGATCTCGGCCCACCCCAGGCGCTTGGCGGCCAGCAAGGTCCCGTTGCCCGCCAGGACGTGGCCCTCGTTATCCACCACAATGGGCTTCTGTTGGCCGAATGTGGACAAGCTCTCGGCAATCGCCTTGATCTGCGAGTCCGGGTGATCGCGGATCGGGTGGGGATCGGGCGTCAGCTCGTTCACCGGCCGCAGCAGATCGACGAGCCCCGGGTTCACGTTCACCGCTGGACGCCCTTGGCAATCATCACCAGCGCCGTCCCGGGTTTGACGCGCGAGCGGCGCCCGAGCGATTGCGCCAACGTCGCCACCGCCTTGTCGATCACGCCGCGCTGCTCGTCCGTCACCTCGACGTGCGTCACGCGCGCGTGCTTGCCGTGGCCCGTCTCGATCGGCGCCGATCCCGGCCACGCCGCGGCCAGCAAGATCTCGCGCTCGTCGATCGTCCACCCCAGCGCGGCCAGGTGGGACGGATCAATCGCCTTGATCTCCTCGGCGACCGCCTGGTAAATCCACTTCGACAGCTCGGCCGTTCGGTTGTCGGCGATCGCGTAGCCCTTCGCTTGCGACTCCGTCCCATCGAAGACGACCACCTCGAGCTCGGCCCATCCGAGGCGCTTGGCGCCTTCGTACGTCCCGTTGCCCGCGATGATCGTTCCGTCCTGGCGGATCACCACGGGGCGCTGTTGCCCGAACGCGCGCAAGGATTCCGCGATGGCGACCACGCTGCGCTCGTCGTGGCGGCGCGGGTTGAGATCCCAGGGTCGGAGCTGATCGAGCGGCCACTTTTCGCCGGGCTCAGTTTTCATTTTTTGGCCTCGTGCGAGCGCGAC